TCGGCCGGCCCCCAGGTCGTGCCGCCAGTCACCGTCACCGTGGTCGCAGTCGTGTTCGTGCCGTCGTAGGTCAGGCCGCTGTCCACGAAGAAGCAATCTTCGATGTCGCCGATCTGCCGGCTAGCGAACCGTTCGACGTACCGCTTAGTCACCCCGCCGATGGTCCTCTTGACGATGACGTACAGACGGTCCTCGGCACCCTCGGCAACGGCAGCGCACGTCTCGAAGTCGCCGTCCGTTTCGTGCTGGTGCCATGCGCCGATCTGCTGCTCTGGGATGTACGTCAGCCCGAGCATGCTGCCCGTGCTTGAGATGAACCACAGCAGCGGCTGCGGAGCCTTGCTGTAGCACATGTCCGTGATGTCGAAGTTGTCGAACAGGTGCGTTGACCTGATCGACAGGTCGCCAGTCACGAACCCGCTTGCCTGCCAGGAATAGCCAAGCTCGCGCACGTGGCCGTCACGCGCAGAACAGTACACCACCGTGTTGTTCACGATGGATGGCTGCACGTTGTTTGCACCAACGTATGACTGCGGACGCACCGAAATGGTGGTCGGCGAGATCACATCGCTGTTCACCGGGCTGACGCGCCACTCGGCGGCGCTCGTCAGCGCGAGAAGCTGCGTCAGCGGGACGAGGTGACGGATCGTGTTGGCCTCGCGTGCGGCGACACGAAATGCAATGCGGTCGGTGTCAAGAAGCGGGATGTGGTAGGAGATGTCACTCTCGGTTCCGGTGCGCGTCATCCACAGCGTCTGCGGCGCATTGGTCGTGCCTGCGAACACGCGGCGCTGCTCGAAGTAACTGACTGCGCCAGGGTAGTTCCCGCTTGACGCAAATACGGTATCGACGATTGGCGGCGTGATTCCGAGATCGGGACCGATGTTGTTGTCAGTGAACGTCGTCAGGTCGGTCTGTCCGATCAGGCCATACAGCCCATTCTGACGCTTGTAGATGTTGTAGCGAGCAGCGCCAGACACGGCCGACCACGAGATCGTGTTGCTCGATCCCTGCGCGTTGAGGTTGTTGTTCGCGGTTGCAGCCGCGCTCGGCGCACTCTCGTCGATTCCGTTCGGAGCAATTGTGGTGACGACGTAGTAACTGGTGAAGTCCAGCGACTTGTCGCCAAACTGCACGTATCCGCCGCTCGACCACGTTCCATAGGATGTCGTATCAAGTTCGATTCCGCTGCTGTATGTGCGGACGCGGAACTTGTCTCCGGCACTTATGTGAGAAACGATGTAGTAGTCATCAGGGAACGGATTCGTCCACGTTCCGCCGTCAAGGTACACCGGATCTCCAACTGACAATCCATGCGGCGCGGTCGTATGCGCGACGCCAGGGGAAGCGGACGTGAATCCGATGAGGTCAAGAGCCTCGCCGCGGTTTGCAGTCGCTGTCACGCTCGACGGCGAAGTGACGGTCGAAGCAAACGATATCGTAGTCAGCGTCCACGTGGTTGCACCCAGCCGGCGCAACTCACGCGGTGCATAGTTCGGGTGTACGAGCGTCAGCACGTCGGCAGACTGCACGTAGTGAATGTCGAACAGGTCGGCCTCGGCGTAGGGATTCGGGATCTCGTAGATCCCCGCCGGCAGCGGATACCAGTACGTCGCGTTCGGAGGCGTCTGATTGACTGCCTGAAGAATGCAGTAGTAGTTCACGCCTCCAGACGAGACGAGATCTCCGACCGCGTAGACCTGGTTGGACGTGATCGTTCCGCTGCCAGCAGTCGTGATGTCGATTGCAGACCCGGTCGCGGTCAGGGACAACTGGTAAGTATTTGCCGCAGCATTGATAACGTAGTACGTGGTAGCGGCTACAAGCGGTGCGGGCAACGTGGTTGTCGCCGACACCTGCACTGGCGTTCCGTTTGCGTATCCGTGCGCGTTGCTTGTAAACGTCTCCGTCCCGGTATTGACGGCAGTGATGGTCTTTGTCGTTGAATAAGCCGCTGGCGTACCAGGACCAAGCGTCGCGCCCTGCGTGTGGAACCGGAAGTACCCCGCGCCAAGCTCGAGCACCAGCGTTTGCGTGGTGCTGAACGTGAACGGGATCAGACGCGTGCGCTTCGTGCTGTCCTTCACCTCGCGCACGAATGCCGTGCCTGGTCGGTTCTCTGCCGGACCCTGCGGAAGCGCGATGAAGTTGAGCAACTTCGCTGCGCCTGTCTGGAACTTCACGTCATCAATCCGGCCCCACATTTCCGGCGACACTTCGCCGCCGGCAAATGACCGCGTGTAGGTTCGGGTAAGCGCCATGTCAGCGTCCAGAGATCCAGGAGGTGATGTGACCGGGCTTCACGTCGCGCTGGCTTGCGTCGGATGCGCGTGCCTGTCCGAGGTAGATGGCGACCATCTGCAGGCATCGCTGCCCCTGCCGTGCGCCTTCTTCACCCTTGACGACCGGGCCGGCAAGGAACGACGCGAGCTGCCATGACAATGCAATGGTGAACAGCGGGTCGAACTTGGTCGGGTCGCTCACCAGCGCCTGATAGCGCAGGAGCGCGGTTTCCTGGTTCGTGTAGATGATCTTGTTCCCGAGCGTGTCCGTCTCGATCACGTATTCCTGCGGCACGTACACGCCGGCGGTCGTGATCGGCGGGTTCGTCCATCCGAAACCGTAGCGGTCGGCGGGATACGCACGCACCGTGTAATCGTTCTCTGCCTCGGGCGGCAGCACGGCCACGGCGGTCATCATGTCGCCAGGGCATGCGTATGCGTATTTCCACATGGTGTACGGCATCGTCACCTGCGCGAGGCTGACGCGCCGCGATGCGAACGACCACGTATGCATCTGGAGAAGCATGTCACGTGCGACCGGGTAGAACCGGGCGCAGTGCTCTGCCTGTGCTGATCCCTCCGGCGGATCAATGCTTGCGACGGTGGCGTCATCGCCGAGGTGCGCGAGGGCGAGGTTGCAAATTTCAACGACCGATGGCAAATTATTCGCTCCTCCCGTAGGAAGGGAGGGGCGCCGTGGTTTCCCGCCGACGCCCCTCCCTGTTCACTAACTCGTTACAAGCTCACTCCGTGCCTGCGGACTCAGCCATCTTGCCCTTGCGGAGACGGCGCTGCGGTGCATCGGAAACAGTCGGTTCGGTTTCCGCGCCCACCTCTTCGATGTACTCGAGGTGGTGGTTGCGCGGTCCGTTGTACTCGAACACGTCTCCGGGCTGGCGCAGCCCGTTGTCCACGAAGCAGAGAATCTTGGCCTTGACCTTCGGCATGGATAGCTCCTATCAGGCAACCGTGAAGCCAGAAGCGTAGAACTTCTTGCCGTCCTGGTAGTTCAGGACGATGTCGGCGGAGATGACGCCAGAGCCGCTGCCGGCAGAGGTCACCACGTTCGCGCCGAGGTAACGCTTCTGCGCGGTGGTCAGCAGCTGCGAGCCAATCGGGATCACGACCTGCGTGCCAACCGCGATAGCCGTTGAAGGGCTGTATTCGCCAATCACCACGACGTTGGTGTCAAGGCCAGTGTCATCCGCCAGAACGACCTGATAGATCGGGTCGGTGCTAGCGGCGAGAGCCGTGGTCACAGTGAACACGACGTACAGCGTCGTGCCTTCCGAGAGTTCCACGTTCTGGTTTCCCTGTGCGACGGTGTACAGCGAACCGCTTGCGGTTGCGGTGTACGCGGTGTTGTTGCGGAGATCCACGACATCGGGGAAGTCGTAGGTTCCGGTTGCGGTCAGCGTGACGCTGCCGAGGCGAAGGTTGTTATCAAGAATCATTGTGTGTCCTTTCTGCTTTACCTATTAGGTAAGGCGGGCTTCTGCGTTGATGAGGGCATCGACACGGCGGCACGGAACGCCGAGGAACGACAGCCACGAATAGGGGGTACCGAACTGCGACAGACCCTGGTTCACGGCCAGAACGTTCTGGCTGCGATCCATTGCCTTCACGGCAAGTCCGCTGTGGACAGTGCGGTTCATGTAGAACGCAGCGCGACCCATCGACATGTTCGGGATGCGGTACATGGCGCGTGCCATGAGCTTGATGAGATCGGTAGCAGCGGTATTGGCCTGCGTTCCGGTCGCACCAACGAGATCGCTCACGTCGATGTTGGCGATGCGGACAACGTAGCGCCAGTCCTTCACGACCAGGCCGTTCTTCCACTGGTAACGGGTGGCGTAAGCCTGGAGACGGTTGTTGCCGTCATACACGGTCTGCTCGCCAAGATCCTCGTGCATGAGGCCAGCGGTCGAACCCTTCGGGAACGGGCAGTAGACGGTGTTGTCGCCCCAGACAACGAGGTACACCGAGGTGTTGTCGGTGCTGGTGCCGCCGCCTTCGATGATGTTCTGGCCGACGCCCGACGAGCCAGGGGCCGCCGAGTAACGGGCCGCGAGGCCGAGGAACGACTTCGGCTCGATGGCGGGGTTGCCATAGAACATCGTGACCGCCTGCGTCTGGTTCATGGCCTCAAGGAAGGCCACGTCTTCGGACAGGCGGAACTGCGCGGTGTTGCCGTTCAGCATGGCGAGATCCTTATCGACCTCGCTGCGAGCCTCGAGGAT